TGCCGTCTCAAAATTGGCATGGTCAAGCGCTCATCAAGCACAGGAGATTATTCCGCAAAGCCAGCTATTCTCGGCTGGTATTCCTTCACCTATCCCAACGCCATCACCGATTCCTATCCCATCACCAGTACAAAACTCTTTCGATCCTGCGTTCCATGACTCAGATAGAGGCGTTCCAAACGACGCGCATCCGGCTGGCGTGCCACACTCCTATAGCTGGTATGAATCGTCAGCACAACCTGGATGGGGTAACAGTCCAAGAACCGATTGGCACGCAGCAACGGCGCTAGGAGCGGTCTATGCGGTTGAGGGATGGAATTCAGAATTAGCTCCTAACACGCGAGTTCAGCTAAGAAATGATCAATTGTGGATCTTGAGTAAATCGTCAGGAAAGTGGACAGAAGCCCAGTATCCAGCGATTCAAGGCGGGGCATTTAGATCAGATTTTGCAGGTAACGCTGGTAAAGGAATTACAACGAAAGATGAGTCTAGCAATGGGGGTGGTTTGAGTGTGACGGCTGATGAATTTTTTAACTATCATTTCTGGGCTGGTCGCCGTGCCGACATAGATCCCAACGATATAGCAGGGGTTTATAGCGTTTTTCAAGCTAGACTCGTTCAAGACGATTTGACGAAACCGGACGATCGTGCATCCGCACACTACCTCGCAGGTGGCGGCGGCGATTATTGGAGATCTCAAGACGCTGGATGGGCTTCTGATTGGAGTAATAACGGTGGCATCAACGGAGGCAGAATGAAATTTGTCACGAACAGTTGGGGTTCGTACAGCATGGAGACATTAAGCGCCGAAGAGATGGCTAAAAACCCGCCGCCTTTGACTCTAACTGTAAATTAATTATTAAGCGATCGCTCTGACAGTTAGAGCGATCGCTTAATTTATAGTTGCTATAGTTTTTTATGACTGTGCCAATAAGCTGTATTAACAGGAGTCATCACTGCATCAAATTCAGACCATCCATCTTCTAAACGATTATAAATAACGTTTTTACTAAAACCCATTTCAGTTTCTCATTTACTTCTCTTATTCTAACACAAATTATCTTATGATGCAAATCCTAATTGCTATTGTCGTTGTATGGATCACCGCGAACGTTCTGATACTAACACTGATAAGAGCTACGGTGAGAAGGTCAGAACAATTAGAATTTAATCGCGATCGCTTATCAAAACATTGGAAAAAATCAAAAGAAATTTAACGAATGAACTCGATTTCATTACTGAAAATTCTAAGCAATTCATCAGGATTTTTATCTTGCGATAAATTCATCAAAGCAAATAACAATTTTTCTCTGCCAGTTTCATCAAGCTTGTCAAATTCTTCTAACATAATTTTTCGGACATAGACTTTCTTAGCGTATTCGCTACGGATTTGATCATAAGCCTTCTGTGAAAATGGCATGGTTAATTCCTCAGTAAACTATTAATACCCTTGTGAATTATCATACCAGCGATCGCTTTAGCTGAGTATTCTTGACCTCTTTCGCGAACTTTTTTTTGATTTTCTACCAGATTGACTGATAGAGCGATCGCAACGAAAACCGAAACAAATCTCCAGTACATTTTTTCTTAAGCTCCTTTTTTATAGTAACTATAATTAACGTGGTGAATGCTTATCTTTATTATTTTAATTTTGTCTCGATATAATTCTCAACCGTTTCTCTGAGTAGATCGTTCGATAACTCCTCATCCGTTGGATTTAATTCTTCCTCCGTTAATAATAAAAATTTCTTTTCAGATTTAATTTCTTTCTCGATCTGAGTAATCCACACTCTACGCAAATTTCTTTCTCTCTCAGTCTTAGCGGCACTTAGATAAACTCTCTCGTTACTAAGTCTTAATTCTAAAGCGTTTAAGTGAGTCATAAAACCTCGTGATAGGTGGGAAACTCAGTGTCTTTAGACCTGAGAGGAAAACCAACGAGCGGTTTTAACCGCCGTATTCAGTTGAATCAAAATGTGTAACCGTATCCATCTTTTCGATGCACTGTTTTGCAATATTTATGGCTGATGCCTTGCACCAATCCCGACTTGTCAGAGATGTTGAACGAGCCTTTAGATCTCACTGCAACGCGACCCATATATTCACCAACTTTCTTGCCAGATGTAACGATCGCTTTCACAATGTCGCCCGTCTGAAAGCCTTGAACAAACTTGAATCGGGGCACATAGCGAGATGGAAAACCGTACTTATCAGTGCGGCACATTTGACGTGAACCGTGCCCCGTCGCTTTGATCAGTAGGGGCTTATCTGTCAGCACTTGCAGTCCGTCAACTTGACCAACACAAGCCGCGTCTAACCAGTGAGTTTTAGGCAGTTCAAGTCGAGTCCGATTAAACTTAGTCAAACCGCCTGAACCCGTGCTGACAGGCAATCCCGTCTCTTTCAGTCGATTGAATAATGCCCAACGAGTCGAATTGACAGCCGCCGCGTCTTTAAGGGGACGCTTTGACTGAGCTAAAACCCGCTTCAAAACATCCGGCTTTTTGGCTAAGAAAACCTTGATATCCTGAGTACCTTTCTTTTGATTGCATCCTTCACAAGCTAAAGACAGATTAGAGATCCGGTTAGAACCTCCTTTAGCTTTAGGGTGAATATGTTCTACTTGAAGCGGTACGTTTTCAACACCGCAATAAGCGCACTTACGCTCCCATTTGTTGAGTAGATACTCTCTGACTTCGTAACCAGCAAGTTCACCCTGTTGGTATTCAATGCCTGAGATTTCAGGGTTCTCAATCTTCTGTAAATCAAACCTGACAAGCTCTTGAACGATCGAGCCGATAGGTGCGAGTTTAATAAACTTGCTAACCCATGTAAGAGTCGTTTCTACACGATGCTGAAGACTTGGGGCTAACCAGCCTTTAGGTCTAGCGCGGTTTAAGAATCTAGCAGGACGATAGCGAGTATGGCGAGAGCGTCTGCCACGTCGCAATGAACGGCGTGACTCTAAACTGGCTTTGATGGTCTGACCGCGATGGGCTAGTTCAGCGCCAAACAGAACTTTGTCGCCTTGAACGAGTGCGATCCCTGTGGTTTTAGAACCGGGATCTAGTTTTAGAGTGATAGCTTCAGGCGTAGCTGTAACCTCCTTTTTAAGAATGATGGTGAATGGAAAACGTCTAAACACCGCCGCTTTACCAGCATTCAGCAACTTACGAGCGATCGCCGCTTTGCAAGGTGTGAGAGGCTTTTTGTTGGTGTCTAGAACTAGAACGAGATTGGGTTTCAACATGGTTGCGTTGTTTCCTATAAGTAATGTTCGCTTTGCCAATGTTTTAAGAGCTTGTTAGACCTGCAACACTGTTTCAGTGACCTTGAGACTGTTTAATTGCAGATGACAGAGCGAGGAACTAGCGTCGCATTCCAGGGTGTCGTGACTCAAAAAACGTAGTCAGTTAAGACTTAGGCTGGTCAGAATAGCTTGGTTTGTTCACGCTCGTTAGAGTCGTACGTTACTAAGTCTTAATTCTAAAGCGTTTAAGTGAGTCATTTTTAATTCTTTAACCGTTGGTTTCTTTTCTCTGTCTGTATCCATTGTAAGCGATCGTTCTGATAAATGCAAGGGTTTTAGTAAATTAATTTTCGTGCTGTTTTTATAGTAACTATAGAAGCAATCGCTCTAATCTGGCAGAGCGATCGCTTAACTATATTTACTATAGTTTTTAAGCGGTTTTATACGGTCTAACTGGAGTCATCACTGCATCAAATTCTGACCATCCCATTTTCAAACGCCTATAAATAAGTTGTTTACTAATATCCATTTTTTTAGCCCATTGAGCGCTTGTCCGTGTATCGTTTTCAATCGTAATCAATCGGTTAGTGCTTTTATTATTAGCTTGCTCTGCCTTAGTAGACCATTTGCAATTCTCTGGAGAATAATCAGCATTGTTATCAATGCGATCTAATGAATGTTTAACAGTGGGACGAGATCCCATATCTGCCAGAAAATTCTCGAAATTTAACCAACGATCGCAGACAGTAATACCTCTACCACCATAATGTAAATAGTCTTTATCATTAGGATTAAAACATCTTTTTTTCATAGATTTCCATGTACGATGCTCAGAAGTTCCGCTCATTCCGTGAGTCTTAGTCATTTTTTTGCTGTTAGGTGCTG